CGGGAACAGGGCATCACAGATGATAAGCCTCCGGAGATCGAGGCCGACGTCGTAGGCAGACACGAAAAACAAAACGAATGATAAAAAGAGAGCAGCGGACCCGATGCGGATCCGCTGCTCTCTTCTATTTTTCGGTCATTCGACCGGCCTGGGAAGGACGATGCCGAGAAGACCGCCTGCGAAAATGATGGCGGGTTCGACAACTGTCTCGGATGGTGGTCCACTCGCCGCAGAGGTCGAACCCCCGGGCAGATCTTCATCCGGACCAGGACAGCCTTCCTCGCCGTAGCTCTCCAGCATCTCAATGTATGAGACCTGTTTGCCGCCCTTCACATTGTAGTAGATGATAATTTTATCGTCAAAGACGAAGACGGAGTTCACCAGCACGTCGATGATCCGCTGGCGGAAGGCCATGTCGAAGAGATCACCCTTGCAGAACGAGCGGAGCCATTCGACAATCTCGTCCTCGGTGAGCCGGATCCGGTTTGCGACACGGAGCTTGGCCAGATCGATCTCGAGCGCTTCCTTCTCATCCGTGAGGCGTTCGATTTTGTCATACAGAGACGCCCGGGCGCCTTTGGGCAGATCGACAACGGCATCGATGTACTTTTCAATCTCCAGGCCGAGAGCGGCGATCCGTTCCTCAAGCTGTCGCACCTGATCGTCGCCGAATTCCTTTTCGTACTCAGCCACGACGGCCGCGGCGATCTTCCGCACGCGCTCAGGCGCGAGGATATAGGCGACAGTCTGCTCGCATACATACCATTCGAGGAAATCCTTCTTCTCGTGCTTCTTTTTGCAGCCGTTTCGCTTCTTCCGCCTGCCGGTGCATTGGTAATAATACCAGGTGTTCCCGGTCTTGCCGGTGCCGCTGACGCCGTGCATCGACATACCGCAATGCCCGCAGAAGATCTTCCCGGTCAGAAGATATTCGATCTCGGCCGTCGGGGGATTCTTCGCGCCGCTGCGGCGCATCAGATCAAGACGGGCCTGCACACGCTCCCAGGTGGGCCGGTCGATGATCGCCGGACAGCCGCCCTCGACGCGGACACCGGACTGCTCGAGGACGCCGACATACTTCTCAGACCTGAGCACGCGGTGAATCGCGTTATGATCGAGCGGCTTGCCGTTCCGGTTCCGGAAGCCGCGCCGGTTCAGATCGTCGATGATCTCGCGCTTCGGCACGCCGTCGGCGTACAGCTCAAACATCTGCCGGACGTAGGGCGCCAGGTGCTCGTCAAGAACGAGGTATCCGTTTTCGGAGCGGTACCCGAGCGGGATGCTGCCGCCGACGAATTTTCCCTTGCTGGCGCTCTCAATCCGGCCGCGCCGGACCTTCTGGGCCAGCTCCAGGGAGTAGTATTCCGCCGAGGCCTCAAGCACGGCCTCCAGGATGATCGATTCCGGATTGTCGCCGATCTGCTCCATTGCGGAGAGCAGCTTCACGCCGTTCTGCTTCAGCTTGTGCTTGTAGACGGCGCTGTCGTACCGGTTCCGGGCGAAGCGGTCGAGCTTGTAGACGATGACATACTGGAAGGCCTTCTTCCGGGAGTCCTCGATCATCTTCTGGAACCGTGGGCGATCATCCGATCGGCCGGAGATGGCCCGGTCGATGTACTCGCCGACAACGGTGTACCCGTGCCGCTTCGCGTAATCATGGCAGACGTGCAGCTGCCCTTCGATGCTCTGTTCGTCCTGGCGGTGCGAGCTGTATCGAGCATAGATCACAGCATTGTTTTTCATAGAGACCTCCTGCCCTGGCTTCGGCCGGGGCTTTTTCTGTTTAGTGATAAATCACTAACGTGTCATCCGATCTGGTACAGGCCGGAAGCGGCCAGACCGCGGACCGCAGCCAGGGCGGCAGCTTTGCCCTCATCATTCATGCTGCGAAAAGCATCGAGAAGCTCCTGCTCTTCTGGAACCAGAGAAGCGGAAGAACTCTCTCCGTATTTCCCATACATCTCACTCAGAGAAACGCCGAAAATCTTCGCAGCGGCGAAAAGTGTTTCGATGTCAACGGAATTGTTTCCCATCTCCCAATTAGAGACAGCTGTATTCCTGACACCGAGCTGATCGGCGAGTTCTTTCTGTGTGAGCCCTGCCCTTTTTCGATAGAACAGCATATTCTTCGCGATCTCGTCTCTCAGATTGCCCATTTTTGAATACCTCATTTCAGAAGATCTGAAGAGAATATAACACCGACACCGGTAAGAATCAAGAATAAATTCCAGAAATTCTGAAAAATATTATTGACAATTCAGAATCACTGGATTATATTATCATCGAACTCCAGAAAAACTGGAATTCAGGAGGTGAAAAAAATGCTCGGAGAAAGAATCAGACAGTACATCGTAGAAAGTGGGATGAAGATCGGCGCCGTCGCTGAGCGGGCAGAGATCCCGATGAACACGTTCTCGGCGATGATAAACGGAAAGCGCAGAATCACGGCGGAGGAATACTTCTCGATCTGCGCTGCCCTGGGCCTGCCTCTCGAATACTTTGCGGCCTGAAGAGAGACGGCCGTGCCGTGATACAATCCCGGCACCATACGAAAAGTCCTTGACTTTTCGTAATGAACCATCAGAGAGAAGAATCAGTATGGAGCACATTGATGATCCTTGTTACGTACAAGGCTACACCGCGGCAATTCAAGACGCCATCGAGGTCGTCGAGTACATTCAGAAGGATCTGAAATGCCACGGGCGAAAGCAGAACGCGAAAACCTATACCGCCATTCTAAAATGTATGCTCAAAGGGCGGGTTCTGCTGAGAGAATCATCCACAGCGTTTGTGCGGTGCAGCGATCATGCCAAAGACGGCTTTGAGATCTGGGACAGCCGATACAACAACATGAGCAAAGAGAGAGCCGCGGCTGTGATCGCTGCCCTATGCGGCGAAAAGACGACGGAAGGAAAGGAGAGACGACCATGAACAAAGGAAAAGACATCGAACAGGTGATGCGGGATGCCAACTGGAACAAGCGCGACCTGCAGATCATCGCCGAGTCGATGCGGCAGAGCGGGATGGTGTGGAGCCCGGACGTGCTGGAAGAGACGGCGAACAACATCGAGTATCTGCTGATGGAGCTCGAACGGCTGAGGGAGATAACGCCGTGAACGAGGAATTTATTCAGATCGGCGTGATCTCCGCCAGGACGCCGGACGGGTCCTGCCTTCCGGCCGTGCCGATCTACACCAAACGGACGCCGGAAGCGGAGCGGGCCGAAGAAGCGGCGCTCCAGCCGGTGGCGAGGATCTTCGCGGAGAAGATGGCACAGTACATCAAAGAGGCAAGCAAAATCGAGCCGGGGCTCCGGCTCTGAAATGGAGGAATTATATGAAACTCAAAGCAATCGGGGCGATCACGAGCAAGGCAAAGCAGCTGATCCTCCTGGATGAAGGCGACAGCCAGTGGGTCGGGGACGGATACGCGTTTTACCTGCTGCCGGAGAGCCTCGGCCAGATCACACCGGCCACCGCCTGCGCGATCTTCGACATCCCGGAGGAAAAGGCGGCAGACTGGCGGATTAAACGGCAGGACATGCCGGAAGCCTTTGACACCACGGACGAAGGATCCGGAGAGGAGATCGTGGTGTATGACACCTATCGCCGGATCATGTGGAACGGATACGATTTGCTTCCGGCTACGTCGGGATACGGGAAAACCTACTTCATCCAGGCGAAATACATGAAGCCGCTGACAGATGCGGATCCGGTCCTGGCGCTCCGGTACACCGAGAAAGGGACGCCGTACTTTGTGGCGAAGGCGGGCATGTTCGCGGAAGCAATCATCATGCCGATGAAGCCGACTCCGGAACTGGCGGACTGGATGACGGGCCAGCTGAACGGAATGGCAAACGCCAGAAACTACGATCAGCACGAGATCGGCACCAACGAAGACGATGGCGATCTGTAATTCCTGCGACGATATGCGCCCGGAGGCGTGGCCGAAGGGAGCAATCGCGGCCCGGTGTATGTGCCTGCTCCCGCCGAAAGGGACCATTCAGCACTACGGCCGGACGATGGCAGTGTTCAACCTGGGCGAGGTCGGCGCGATCCAGACGCCGGCATGGTGCCCCAAAAATAAGAAGGAGGAAACAAAAGATGAAAAGACAGAAACAGGAAACCATGCTTGACCGGCTGAGAAGGGAACACCCGGAAGAGATCGGGGATCAGTTCCCGGGCGGCACAAGGCTGTGCCCGGAAGACCTCGGATATGAGCCGGAAACGGTCTGCGAATACTTCCGGGAGCAGGCCACGAAAGGGAAGCAGCTCGACAAGGCAATCTGCCTGAAGTGCTGGGACCGGCCGTTCCCGGCAGAAGATGCGCAGAAAAAGTAAGAGCCGCGCCCCGGCTGGAACCGGAACGCGGCAGGAGTAAAGAATGCTGAAACACAAGGAGATTATACAAAATGTTTGACGAAAAAGCAATGAGCATTGTTCCGGCCTATGCAAAGGCTGAAATTCCGCACAGAGAGGACGAGGTGGAAACGATGATCAACCGGCTCATGAACCGCACAGCGGAGCGGATCCGCGTCGGCTTCCGCAGAAAATGGGGAATCTTCATCATCGGAGCGGCACTCTTCACAATCTACACGATCCTTCTGAGCGCCGGCGTGGAGCACCGGACGGAGGTCCGGGTGCGGCAGGAGATGGCGGGCGAGGCCGCAGCTGCGGTGGAGCAGTACAAGGCCGAGCAGGCCAGGGAAACACAGAAGCAGTATTTCCTCTCCGGCGACGCCAGCCGGGAAGCCTTCATCAATCAGGAAATCGACGCCTCGGCGAGGCTTGCGGCCAGAATGTCCAATGACGTTCAGAAAGGCGGAATTATCTGCAATGCTCTGGCCAGGGTGATGAACAAGGCCTATCCGGGAACCATGCAGGAAGTGATTGCCCAGCCGGAACAGTGGATGTTCTACAGCCCGGACAACAAATTCAGCACCCACGACCGGGAAATCGCGGAGAAGATCCTCCGAGCCTACTATGAAGACGGCATCGTCCCGACGGGCCTGACGGAGGAATTCGTTTATGGCAGCTGGTCCGAATCCGATTATGTCTTGCGCAATACCTGGGACTTCGGCAGCGCGACGCGCACATGGAGGTATCAGGGATGAGCGAATACAGAAACGAGGCCCTGAAGAAGCTTCAGAGCGAGTTCAAGAGCGGAAAATATGACAAGTACGGGCAGGTCATGAAGGCGGATGTGCTCCGCCAGCTGGAAGATTTTGTCGAACAGGAGCCGGAATTCGCGCAGGCGGTCGCCCAGGGCGGCACCTTTGAAGACTGCATGAAGGCGGTCGCGAAGAGCTGCGGACAGTCTCTCTCCGACGTCGAGGCATACCGGCGGGCCGTGGCGTTCTACTTCCCGGGCGCGAAGGTGAAAATGCAGCTGACGATCGACCTGATCGGCGAGGCGGCCGAAAAGAAGGAAGAGTACAAGCCGAAGCACGCCAGCGACGCGAAGCCGGAGAGCATCGTCCTCGACTTCCGGAACTTCCTCTGAAGGGAGGCGGCAGGATGAATCCGAAATGCACGCTTCCGGAGCCGCTGCGGCGTGACGCGCTGCTCCAGTTCGACCGGATCTCGCTGACAGGGGAGGAGGAACAGCAGATCCGGCGCATGTTCCCGCAGTATCTCTTCTTCCGGAACGAATACGCCGACGACGGCTTTTATGTGAGCTCCAATCCGATCAGGCTGTGCACCTGCACAGCCTGCGGGGAGAGCTTCGAGGCGATCCGGGGAAACTATCCACGCGGGAAACTTCACCACGAGCGCTGCAACTGCCCGCACTGCGGAGCGGAGGTGGAAGGCATCGCCGCACACAAGTTCAAGTATGATATGCCGAGCCTCGAGCGGTGGATCAAGGCGGCCGTGGCCAGAACGGGAAAAGACGGCGCCCTGCTGATCGAAGCCGGGAATGTGAGACGGCGCTTCAACTGGGACGATCTTGTCGGACAGATCGACTGGTTCCCGACGAAGCGGTATTACTTCGGCCGGGACGGATCGGCGGAGTTCACCTATGAGGTCACGGATTGGGGCTGCGGCCCTTTCTATGAGCGGAAATACGACTGGAAGGCCGTGAAGACGATCTGCGAGCCGTTCAATCCGGCCATGATGGGATATGCCGACTATGACGGCCGGTATCAGATCATCGGCCTTCAGGAAGCGCTGGGGAAGTCGGTCCTGAAATACTGCCAGATCTTCGAGTTTTATCAGCGCAGGGCGTCGGCGGACCTGGACGGGAACCCGGCAAAGGGCATGATGAAATATCTCGGCTGGGCAAACGAGCTGCCACAGATCGAAATGGCCGTGAAGCTCGGTCTCGAGGGAGCGGTCGAGGATCTGATCATCAGCGGAAAGAAGAACGCCAGGTATCTGAACTGGAACGCGAAGAGGCCGAACGAGCTGATCCGGATGCTGCCGGCAGACGGGAAGGCGTTCTTCCGCTGCGGGATGGACTTCAGCGACCTTGTCGCGTACCGCGACAGCGGGACGAAGCTCCGGCTCATGCCGTATCTC